GCGCCTTAGACCGCTCGGCCACGGTATCACGAAATTATTATGTCTGTATTCTTTAAGTATGGTAAGAGTGAAGGTAATACTACTTTCAATACTCGTTGTACTACTTTTAATACAAATATTCAAAAAAATGACATACCAGGAGAAACCAATCACTAGTAACACAGTTTGGACGTACTGGGATTCACCATTTAACAAACCGTCTATAGTTAAAAAGTGTATAAAAAACTGGGGAATTATAGGTCATTGTAAAGATATGCGTGTACTTAATAGGTGGTCCGTTCAAGATTGGATACCCAGGGAAGATCTGGATCATTTCTCTGAAATAACAAATAATATCGCGAACAAAACCGATTTAATACGACTCTACCTTCTCAAAACGTACGGTGGTATATGGATGGATGCATCCATTTTTACAAACACTAAACTATCATCCTGGGTACCGAAAGACGATACCAAAGTTTTCTGTTTCAAGGCGGATAGGTTTTCCAATAAAAATGTCACATGTTTAGAAAATTTCTTCATTAAAGCACCAAAAAACGACCCTTTCATATCTGAATGGTTAGAAAAGTGTATAAACGATTTTAGCGACAAAAACTATAAGGAAAATAATAAAGTGTATAGAGAAATAATAGGCAAAAACGGAGATTACCTCGTTCCGTACGTTTCAAGTATGAAAATACAGTTAAACAAATATCCAAACGTTATCGTTGAAAGTGCAGAAAAAGGTCCGTACAAAGACACGGTCGAAAACGGGTGGGATGCAAATAAAATATGTAAAAACATAACCTACGACCAAAACTTAGTAAAATTGTATAATCACACGAGAAAACAGTGTAATTCTGACGTAGTACCAATAACATCTTCACGGGAAGATTTTTTACCTAAAGGTGTTTATAATCGTTTCAAAGATAGGTTTAGTTTCGTTGAAAATGAAAACAATAACGTTGAAGTAGATATGGTTTATTGTATATGTATGCCAAAAAGAAAAGAGTATGCAAAAAAACAACTCGAACTCTTAAAAACAAAATACAAAATGTTCAATGCTATAACGCCTAAAGATCTAACATCAGAAGACTATTCAAAAATGAGTCAAACGTATTCGCTATTTAACCGGCATTTGTATAAGCAAATGACAAAATTACCCGTGTGCTTATCGTTTTTTATGTGCTATTACGACGCCTACGTAAACAATTACGATACAATCTTAGTTTTAGAAGACGATATAAAACTTAATGTGAGTGTCGATAAAATATACGGTGCCATAAGAGACTTTAAAATCATAGAATCTGAAATTCTGTTCTTAGGGTACTGTTGGGCATACTGTAATATGACATACCCAAGTATAACCGAACATTTATATAAAGCTCCAACGGAAACGCAATTATTGTGTAACCACGCCATAGTCATGAAGAAAAGCTTCATAAAAAAATATATGGAACGCGATGAAGCTACATTTTGGAGACACAGAAATGATCACACTTTATCAGATTATTTAATAAATAATAAAATAGAAAAGTGTGTTACTTCACCAGATTACATTTCACAAAATAGAGAAGAATTAGGTAGTAATAACGGAAACAATCATAAACTTTCAAGCACGTGTAAGTTACACTCGAAATTATATTAATTCCACGGTATATCTTGAGGACGATAACGACACCCAATCTTTAAAAAGTCAACAAACTTTCTAAATTCTGGTTCCGGTGTTTCCATAGTTTCCATGGAATCGAGTACTTCACCCACGTACCTATTATATGCTTTGTGTCCGCCTCTGTGTGTATGTCTATTCGTTCGTAAATTACCGATCTCGCGAGGCATCATGATTATGTTTTCGCTCGCGTGTATATCGTAGTTTACCTTTTCCACGACCGGGTGGCTTTTGAACTGTGCTGGTATGACGTGATGGTCCTCTACGTTACGTACGTTCCAACGAACCTTAAACGCGCGTCGAAGAAGTGACCCGTACCGCATGTTACTATCGTCATACAAATTTATACCGTAACGCATCATCGAGTCTTCGAGTTCGTCAACCTCGTCCCACGCCGTGAAACACTCATCCGTCGATTTCTCCGCACACGTATCGTGGGCGTACTCTATAGCCTCTTTAAACCGTAACCGAAGACGCGCATTATCGCGACGTTTAAACCCGAGGTTTGGTTTCTTAGAGTACGTACCTTCGAGAACGTTCTTACGGATCTGATCGCGTTTATACTCTGGGGTGTGTTCACAAGACCAACACTTCATATAATTTCTATTAAGATACTTTTTACACGTGGGATACGCGTGTAAAAAGTAAGTAAGTGCTCCTAGTGGGGATCGAACCCACAGCCTCGGCGTGCCTGCGTAATACTAAAATTACAGAATATACATCGGTCGTATAAGCGCCGCGCTCTGACCAATTGAGCTATAGGAGCCTACGTGTTTATTATACGTATCTTTTCTTTAAACCTGTTCTTCCGAGTTGTACGATTTCAATTCGACCGAAGGTCTCGATGATATCGGTGTACCCGGACGCTTTTTGAGTAGCCAGTTTTTGAGTACCATGTTTTTGTGACTATTCGTATCTTCGCCATAATTAATAACACTCAAACCGTTACATACATCAGGTTTGTTCTCCTTATTGGGAAACGATTCGTTAAATGCGTCAATACTCTCGGAAGGTATATCGGGTGCCTCGTCGAGTAATCTATCGTACTCGACGCGGATTTTGTTCACGAATTCCAAAACGTCCTCGCGGTGTTGCGTTTCCAAAGATAATTCCATATCTATGTTCCTATACAGTTTCGAGTACTGTACAGACATGACCGAGTGCATTTCCATAAACCGTGCGGAATTGTTAAACTTAGATATAGATGTAAGTATACCCGCAATAACATTCATGAACGCAAAAAAGTATTGGAAAATAACGATCTTTTGTTTTTGGTCATCGGACATACTATTCGTATCGGGACTCAAAACCGCAAAACCACCAACACCCGTAATACTCGATATAATTATTGACGGGTACGATAACCAATCGTGTTGACGTTTATATAAAACGCGGGCGTGATTGTGTAACCACCTGTAACCGGCAGCTTTTTCGGCCCAACGTTTAAGAAGGTTTTCCTGGTTTGGACACCATTGGTGTTGTTCTGGTTTATCCATACATTTTCTTAGAAAATAAGTACGCATACTCACGTGCCAAGTTATCGACGCGTTCGTTCTTCTCGTTTCCGTTGTGTGCCTTGACCCATCTCACGTCAACCATTTCGAAACTACGCATGAGTTCCAACATACGTATCCATAAATCCTTATTCTTCACCTCACCACCCGAAGCTGTTGTCCAACCGTTCCGTTCCCAGTTCTTAGACCATTCGAGTAATCCCATTTTTACATAGTTACTGTCCGTATACACGCGGACCCTATCGTGTTTGAGTTCCAAACACTTCTCGAGCGCTTTTATAACCGCCGTCATTTCCATAACATTATTCGTGGTAACATTAGCACCACCTGCGTTTTGTTCGTTTTCCAATATATATGCCCAACCACCGGGTCCCGGGTTACCGAGACAACTTCCGTCCGTATAAATTTCTATCATATCTACTTACCATAATCACGTTTATATTCTTTATGTTTCGTTGTTTTTATTTTCGTCTTCGTAATACGTTTTTAGACACACTTAAAATTTTAAGTCTCTTTGAAACAAAATGAACCATTACCAAGACTGGGATCCTGTTATTATTCACGGTAAAGTCAATAAGGAAAAGGAAAAGGAAAAGTATGTTAAGTTCATGGGTCAGGAAATAAAGTTACCCAAACGGAGTCAATATTCAGGTAAAACAAGGGAACAAAAACTCGACGAAACCGAGTTAGGTACACATAAAAAGGTCGGTAAAGAAACGGCACTAACCATTCAAAAAGCGCGTGTCGCAAAACAGTATACACAAAAGGATCTCGCAGGTCTCATAAACGTATCAACAGATATCATCTCTTCATACGAATCGGGTAAAGCTATTCCGGATCCTAAAATCATGCAAAAATTACGTCGGGTTTTGGGGGTTAAACTTTAAAATTTGGTCTAAATTTTAAAATCTAATTTTTATTTATTTTTTAAATTTTTAAACGCTTAATAGACGCTTAGTTCGAAAATGCTAGGCCGCCCATGCCGCTTTGTATGCGCAACACGTTGTAGTTGACCGCGAACATGTCGAGCGATGGAGACGCCAAAGAAGTGTTCGCGAGGTTCTTGCAAGTGACCGCAACTTGCGCGTTGTCGATTCTGGAGAAGTTGCAGGTACCCGTTGGTTGGTGTTCTTCTGGCTTGAGCGCGAAGGAGTACGAGTAGATACCTGGGTATGGGGAACCGGAGTGGTGGTTGAATGATTGGACTTGGTTGAAGTACTTACCCGATTGCTCTTTGAATCTGTCTTGACCGTTCAAGATCAACTTAAACGTAGACAATGGACCAACCGATGCCGCGAATCCAGGCGCACCATCTTCCTTCCATACGCAAGTGGAACCCAAAACCTGATCGGCCAAGTACAATGGCGCACCAACATCAGCTGGAGAAACGGCGATGTTAGAGGTCAATGGAGTTTCAGAAACCAAAACAACGTCATCAATGGCGGTGTTAGAACAGAAGTTCCACATGTTAGCGCGTGTGTTGTTACCGGCGTTAACACACCAGACCAATTCCTTGACTGGGTGGTTGTAGGACAATCTGACTTGCTTGGAGCCATTCGAAGTGACCGTGTCAGTGCCAGTGTGTTGGACTTGTTCGATCAAGTATTCGTGACCCT